CATCCTCATGGTCTATCTGCAAACCTTCTGGTGATGGCTTGATGAGCCTATGCATGTAGACGTTTCCACGATCCCTTATGCTAGTAACTGCGTAGACTGTCTTAGGCACAATGTGTGCACGCCATGTATAGCCTTGCACCTTCCACCAATCAGAGAAGTCTATCTCAGCGGAGTAGCCTTGTGTGAGTTCTATTCGCACGTGCTGTTCCCCATTCGTGCCCACGCCTGTATCTACAGGCGCGGGCTTGATTTGTTCTCAACCTGCCCACTTAGTAGACTTAGCCATCGACTGCATATCGGTGAACACCGTGCAATGTTCTCTCGCGCGCGTTATAGCTGTATAAAAATTGCGCCGTGACTGCCCCCACAGCGTAGACTTGTTGATCACGTAACACACGTGCTTCACCTCACTACCCTGCATCTTGTGAGTTGTCAACACGTATGCATGGTCGATGTTACGTCGCGGATCACCTTCAGTCACTTGACCATTCTCACGAACCTGTATGATCAGTGGTGGCACGATTACACTGCGATCACTGAAGTCGATCTCGACGCTACCCTCATCATGGTTGATGTTGATCACGGTGCCAACCTCACCGTTGAATGCGTATGACACTTCATCGCCCATGTCATACGTGTTGCTGGTGTAGACCACCTTCGAGCCAACCTGCACACGGATGGGTGGCAGTGCATCCTTGCTGCCGAACGGACGATAGCGTGGCAGGTCAATGAATGGACGTGAGCGGTCCCAGAACATCGCTTGGATGATCAGGTTCAATCGCTGTGTGCCAATCCAACTCTTGTTCATGCACGTGACGATCTGGTGGTCTGTATCAGCGTAGCTATGTCCTTCAGCGAGTTGCAACTCGATGAACTCTTGCAACGCAGCGACAGGTTGATCTGTTTGCTTGATGCTGAAGTCGTCACTTCGCACAGGCATCCTTCCTTGCAAGATAAGCGCACCATTGCGAGCAATTCCAGAGCCTGCGTCATGTCGATGGATCGTATCCAGTGTGATCCCACCAAACTTTGCGAGCGCATTCTGGAATGCCGACGGTTGCTCATCTAGCCTACGATCCTCCTCGATTGGCTTGAGTTGGTTCACGTCACCAAACATGCAGATGCGTGCGCCACCACGCAGTGCATCAATCAGGTTGCGGTTGATCTCCTGATTGACCATTGCATACTCATCACACAGGATGGTGTCGTATGGCAGTGGCGAACGCTTGGTGTAGCGTGGACCAGTGCTGATCTTCACCACCTTGCGGTTGCCTGTCTTGTCGTCATCAACCTCCATCTCTATAGGCATGCCATAGCCAAGCATGCGATGATTAGTCATGGCATACAGCCCAGTTGCTTCCTGAATGCGCTTAGCTGCTTTGCCTGTGGGTGCACTAGCTTGGACGTTGTAGCCACAGTCACTCAACCGCTTGGCAACCTCACGCATCATCATGGTCTTGCCAGTGCCAGCCTTACCAGTGATGGCAAGCAGTCGGCGATCAATGTCACAACATGCAGCGATCGCCTCCTCTTGCTTAGCATCCCACTCGATGGGCTTGGGAATGTTGAACAACTCATTCATGTCTGTGTCGCTCATGTGCGTTCCTTGTATGTGGAATGTCGGTCAGTGAAAACGGCACCGCATTGCTGTGGTGCCGTTCCAGATAGACTAGGCTGCGAGTGCAGTGGGTCGTGTGTTGGGTGACGCAGGCACCGTAACCTTGAGCACGATACTGTTGGAGTGCTCCTCTTCATTGAGCGCAATTGCCATGACGTTCTCAGGGTTGCGCTCAACGCTCACTACCTTGATCCGCTTCTTGTCGAATGGCATAGCCACGCCACTCTCATCAAGCACTTGCACGATCACGTAGGCTGGACGTGCCTTCGGTGAACTGCGCGTGCGCTTCTTCTTTGCTGGTGCATCGGACATGGACCAGTTGCCTCCTCATGTTGTTGATACTAGAAGATAGCATGTGCGGCTGCGCGATGCAACCGCACATGCGTAGATCACGGCTCCAGAATGCGTGCGATGGACGCGCGCTGTTCGCCTTCATACTCCTGATGGACCACATCCACAATGATGTTGCGGCCCAAGAAGTCATTCAAGTCAATGCTGCGTCCAGGCGTAACACGAACCTTCTCACAGAACAACCGCCATGCATACCGAGCGCGTGGCGTATCGGCATGCGGCAACCGATTATACATCAGCACCGTGCCATCCGGCTCACCATCCTTGTGATCGACAGGATAGTTGGACTCGGGCACACGCACAATGATCTGTGCGTATGTGTTACCAGTGGTAGCACTGACACGCCACTGCGCGCCAATGATCTCACCAGTATACTGACCAATCGGCAAAGGCTCAGGTGCCTTCGCGTTGGAAATGTCCTCGCTAAATTCGAGGATCGAGCCACTGTGCCCAGTGGGATTGGAACCACTCATTGTGGTTGACCTCCATGAATGTTGACACTATATGTATGGCCCACTCCATCTGGAGTGGGTTCCTTACATCGACTTGGGGCCGCGCCTTATCCCGAGGCGCGGCCTACTTTTTCATTCCTCCTCTACTTGTGGTTGATACACGTGTCGGCAACGGAATGCGCTTGCCACCGTTAGCCTGCCACGCAGCCCACCAGTCAGCGATACCTTCGCCAACTTGTGTCTCTGGATCGTAGTGCCACACGAACTCAGTTGCTTTGTCAGCAACGAATAGCCGTGTCTTCATTGGCTTGCGCTGATGACACGGACGCACGGCTATACTACGAACGTTGTTGTGGTCACGCATCCACCACACCTCGTTGATGCGTGAACCAACTTGGTTGGCACTGCCTTCACTGAGCATCAGTGAGATCGACAAGATGCGACCGTCATCATCACGACTGGGCGTGCCCTCATGTGAGATGAAGATCATGTTGCGCTTAGCACGCTTGGTGATGGTCATCATCGTGTTGGCAATGCGTGTGAGTGTAGCGTTGCGCCACGTGTAACCATGTATACCAGGCTGCTCGATGGTGCTGTTCCTGTTCTTACTCACAGCTTCGAGCAATGCCATGTATGCAAGCGAGGTCATGCTATCCAACACGATCGTGCTGATCTCAGGGTTGTCGTTGAGGAACTTGGTCAATCCAAATGGATCATCCTTGCGGAACTCACCCATCGTGGTGATTGCATTGCGATCACTCAGGTCCATGACCAACACGTTAGGATCGCCACTCAACGTGAGTGCACCGTCAGGATCGAACACCATGAACAGCGTCACACCGGGTGCAGTCGAAGCGAGCTTGGTCTTGCCACAACCACTGTCACCCCACAGCAGCAACGCGAACCGCGTGTCCTCGCTACGTGGACTGGTAACAGGAATGCCACCAAGTGAACGCAGTGGACTGACTTCTTCATTCATCTGCATCCTCCTCATGCAGATCATCAATCATCACGAACAGTGCATGCACCAACTGCAAGATCAGCATGTTGGTGGTCTTGGTCTCTGGTGCCGTGATACGTTCGGCAGACTTGCACGCTTCGTTATACGCCATTCGCCACTCAATCTCATCCATGTATCATCTCCATGTTGTGCATACAACGCGACCCACGCTTCTCTAACAAGTTGTGCAGCCATCTCAGTCGGCAGGTTCATGCACCTGTAGTATACACCATTGCGCATGATCTTGACATGCCAACGCTTGGCACGCATGTCGAACATGATGTGCTTGGCATTCACCACGTTGCTGTTGCTGAGCTTAGACATACTACGCTTGCAGATGACTAGGTTGGACCTCCTGTTGTCTAGCCTGTTCTTGTTCACGTGACAGACTTCATCGCATTGCCATGCAGCCTGTCCCACGATGCAGTGGTGTAGATACACACTGCACTGCACTCTGTAGCCAGTCGATAACCACGTGCACCCATATCCGTTGTGGATGGTCCACGTGTATGCACGCAACAACCACTCATCCTCAGGATCAACAATGATGCCACGCTTGAGTGCACGTTGCAAGCGTTGATCAGCGTCACGATGACGATGCTTCACTACTACATGTTGTGTGCTCATCACTCCTCACCCACTATTAGTAGCGAGCCATGCATCTCGTGTGTCAACAGCTTCATCGAGTGTATCGAACCCACCCAACAGATGCAACACACCGCTACGTCTGATCTGCACTTGATACTTGCTGCCCATTAGGTAAACGTTGCGAGCACCTGAGTTACTCAGTGGGAATGAACGGTTCAGTGCGTTCCCTGTTGGAGAAGTCCACCGCAGGTTACTCCTTCTGTTGTCTGCTGGGTTCCGGTTGATGTGATCTATCTCCTCACCTTCCCAAATCGGGCAACCCATTATTGCATTGTGTAGTCTTGCTGTTCCGCCTGCTACGTTCGTCCTAGCATATCCTTTGTGCGCAATGTGCCATGTGTATTCTTCCAGCAACCACATGTCTTGCTCATCAACAAGGATGTTGTTCGCTCGTGCACGCGACAGCTTCTCTTCTGCTGTGAGATATATTGGCATCGCATCCTCATTCGTTACCAATGCCGTCGAGCAGTGGCTTATCTAAGGGCGTCCATTCATCGAACACTAGCTCGCTGACAATGAGCTTCTGTTCCTCATCATCGGCAACGCAGAACGGTACGAAGATACATGGACGGAAGTAGCGTGAGCAACTGTGTGTGAACTTGGGAGCATTGTATGGATCGTTTGCATACTTCCTAGTCATCTCTACGGTGTGCACCAACCATGCCAACCAGCGCGTGAAGTGATGGTCTTCTCTACGCATGACCTCTCGTGTGACTCCTCCAAAGTCGTAGGTCTTCGGTAGAGGA